CCAGCATTAATGGATCCCTCGCAAAATAGTCTGCTAATCTGTTCAACTTGATTAGCCTTGTATATATTGGTGCCACCAAAGTTAAGAAAAGCTCCTGGCGTAGTTGCTGGAGGAATATCTCCAGGTCCTGAAATAACTCGTACATTGTGTCCTGCCTTTCTAAGTAGATCAGGTACATGAGACTTCCATTGTCCCGTGTACCTAGATTCCACCGATTCGAGATCGATGATGTAGATCATATTAACGTTGATTGTATGGACGTGGGTTATTACCTTTGTACTCAGTACGGGGGCGTCTTTCTCCACCGTTGCTCCATCGCTGGAAATTTCGATGTTCGTGACTACGATACAAATCACTAGGATTAAACGCAATCATATTAAACCGACAGTAGTCGAGCCATGCATCTAGATCATCGAAGATTTTAGAAACTTCTGGTTTCATAAACAGAGTTTTTTGAATAAAAGCAGGTTGTGCCATTTTGTTTTTCCTTAATTGGAAGTTGTTGAAAAAGCTGGAATATACTCCACAATGCCATCTGATTCGCCATCTTCGGAAACTGTGATCTCATAGTATCTTTGAGATCCGTAGTTAGGAATTAAATGGTGTTGTAGAATATCTGTTGCCATCATTTCGCAGGACTTATGATTCTGATTGCCTGATTTGATGAAATCTTGTAGTGCCCATTTGACTAGAAAAAACTCTAATTCTCTGTCAAGATGATCAACTGAAATCTTTACTTCTACTTTGAACATATGACGATGTTCTTTTTCTAAGAATGCAATTTTAGGATTAATTGATCCTGCACCTGGGTAGAAATGAAAGCCTTCAAACTCTGTGCGTATTCGAATATACGTCTTGTTCATTCTTCGGTTGCCTTAGGAACTGATTTAACTGGCTTTTTTGTCTTTTCAGGGAGATTGTCTTTCATCATATTCATCATCTCCCAAAGTTTCCAATCAATACTTTCGAGAAGTTTTAAAACTTTTTCTTCGGTTGATTGTTGTGCGATTTGTTTAGTTAGTTTTGCATTGATCATTTTATTACCTTGTCGTTTTTGTATTGAGCCCAATCTGTAAATTTACTACGATCTTTAAGTGAATGCAGACTGTGGGTCCACACACCCGGATTTGTTGCTTTAAAATCTTTGTCGTCGATTTTAATCATTGTGTTGTAGTTCCACAATTTAATATAAGGAATAGGAACACGTATCTGTGGAATAAAGTTATCACTCTCACACAACCCGCCTTCGTGAAATTCTTCAACAGCACTTAATGGGATGTCTAAGCTGCATAGATAATCTTTGTCCAGAAAGAATCGAATCATAGCTTCCCACGCATCCCATTCAGCAGGAGTTTGTGGATTAAAACTATGATTTGCACCAAAGAATATATGTTCACATCCTTGCAATTCTGCTGCAATATCATCAATTGGATGAATACCTGTTACAAACAATGTCATCTTTCCAAATGCTGGTGTATGTTCAACCTCCACACCTGTGAAGAATTGAACATTGCTTGCTTTGCCTGTTGTATACTCTCTATTCATAATTTAAGTATAATTTATATAGTAAATTAATGCAACCATTTATTTGTCCATTATGATTAGCTATCACGTTCCATAGTACAGGCTTCTTGTACTAATGCTACTAGTTGCTCAACATTTGGGCACATGATTTTAGCAGTGGTATAATCGCCTTTTTTGTTGCGACCACTAACTTCAATCATGTATCCATTGTCGTACATATTGACAGAAAAGTTTTCATTAACTTTGGTCAGCTTGTCGCTGAGTGTGCTTACTGTTTTTGTTGTTGCCATTTTATTCTCCTATGCTTTCTTCAAGTTTTCTTAATTCGTCATCATCTGGATTTGCCAGATCAATTTCTTCTGCTTTAGTAACTTGTTCGAGTTCAAACAAATTATTAAATGTATTCTGAGCAGGGCCACCTTGTAATCGAGCACCTTCTAAACTTTTCAAGAAAGTTTTTGCTTCGTCGATCATTTTAAATGCTTCGGCTTTGGTATTTGTATTAAACAATTCTTCTACAAACCGATCAAAGTAAAGCATATTGCGAGGAACCCAATCACTATATTGATCACCTGTGCTATCTTTAGCATTTAATTTATTCCAATGTCTCCAATCGGGTTTGGCTTTGGCTTTTTCGATATCCATTAGTTGATTGGCACGTTGTACCGCAACAATATGACATTCAACATTATGCCCCATCATCAATGCATATGCAAAACTATCCCAAGAAGTCTTGCCTTCTTTTTTAATCTTGTTTAGCATACCCGGCGCATAATGACAAATATCGCCTACTGTGAGCCTGCGTCCAATTTGGCTTTCAAACGGGAACGGTATATCACTTCCTGCGAGTCCTTTGTTATCAAAGGCTTTGTCCATAATAACACTCCACCTTTTTGTGGTATGCTGTGCATTCGTGTAGACAAGTCCGTGTGCTGTTGCGATGAACGGTGATGCGCAGTCAAAAGATACGGTAAAGTTTTCATTGATATGTTTCCTAATTTGTCGTTGAATAGAAGTCAAATATACAGCCCAATCTAATTGTGCTGTACCCAAAAAGTGCATCCAGTCTTTACCTTTAAGCAATCCATCTTCTCTAAGAGTCATTAATCGCTTTAATGTAATATCCATCTTGCACATATTGGCGCCACCCATTGCCCAACCTTCTGCGGCTTTGTCACCCCATACGGCTGGATCGCTGAATTCTTTAACTCCATTATACCACTTCTCAGCAGTATCCCAATCTCCGCCTTGTAATACATTTAGAAACTTAGTAAGACCTTGTCTATTATCTAGAAAGAACTTGTTGTTGTATTTTGTCTTATCTAAACAATCGTCAAATGTTTTTAACCCTGTCTTTGGGCTATGAATATGATCACATGCCCAAGTTGGAACATCAAGCATCATTGACCAATCGGCAGTTATTTCGAGCCAATCTAAAATTTGCTGTCGTGTCTTAGTTGCAGCAGGACCTTCAAAGTCTAACCAATCAAATTTAAGTACACCCTTACCAATCTGGTATCCACCTGAGTCACCTAAGATCATGGTTTTATTACGATCTCGTTGTTGAATCATTGACTCTTGTATGACACTTTTGTTAAGATCTAACTGTGCATGACCTGCTGAATACAATCCGTATTTGTATGTAAAGTATCCTTGTTCGGGATTAAGAAAGTTCATACCTTCAATGCCGCGATCAAATCCTGCAGGGATACGATCTTTAGGAACAAATTCTTCTAGACGTTGTTTAGCAACATAGGTGCTGTAAAAACTTGAAATAGCTGGAAGATATACTGCGTAGTCTTTCTGTAATGGAGTTAGGTTAATTGGTGGTAAATTCATCTTGGCTTAATATCTCTGTTATTTTTAATTGTTCTTCTGCTCTGGCAAGTTCTTGTTTGGCACGATTAACATTCTGTCTAGCAATTTTAACAGCAGGCTTGTCACTGGGCAATGATATTAGAACTTCTTCTTCCATCTTTTTCTTCCGTACCCATTGTAATAGATCTAAAGCATCTGCATCTAATTCAACTGTTGCATAAGAAGAATTTATATGCTGCCAATTAGTTCCGTTAAACACTTGTAAATCAGTACCCCAAACCCGTATCATACCTTGTATGGGATTATCTTGATGCTGATTAACATACGGTACAGAAGTATTACCTCCTGACACCTTAATGCCTGCACCGTTTGTTAGACCCTTTATCATTATGACTGTGCTGGAATAATGTACTTGTAAGTAGCAATACCACTGTCTAATGTAATTTGCATTGCGCCATCATTGGAGAAACTCAACATAGCATTATTAGCATCGGCAATTTTAAGAATAGCTAATACACTAGCAACTGGCCATGTCCATCCTTTGTTTAGATTACCTGTAACTCCTTGTGCAAAAACAAATTCGCCACCATGCGAACTCATATCACCAAATATGAATTTCAAATTACCGTTCTCAGTTTTGGCCAAGAAAGTTGTATGTTCTGTATTAGCACCTGCTTGAAATTGGAATCGTTGTACAGCAGCTACAGTTGGCGAAACTTCAACATGCCAAGTAACGCCACGGAATGTAGACTTCTTCAATTTTTCATTGATAACATCTTGATTCATAAAACGGTAGTCATTCTTAAAGTCGCCGTCTTTATTTTCAAAATGCAAACCCACTGGAATAGTTTCACCGTTTCTATCACCAATAACAACTTCAATTTTTGCACCTTCTTGATATTCTTTACCATCTAATAGATAGCGAAGTTTTTCAAGTTGTGGCATACCATATGTGCCGATCATGTCTGGATGTGGAGTTGCAGTTTCTGCATACATAACAACACTACGGTCATCTGCCATACTGTCGATTAGAGTTTTATCTTCTGTGCCAGTAACTTTAACAATGTTAAGAAAACCTAACTTGTTAGTATGTGCCACGATGTCTTGTAGAATTGATTTCATTTTAATTTCCTTTATATTAGTTTATTTAGATTTAGATAGTTTGTCAACTTTATTTTATTCAAAAGTCAAATAATTTATTAAATGTATTTGTTTGTGTAGTGGATGCTAGATCCCAATCCAACACACCAATGAGATTATCAAGTTTGCTGTCAATAATTGCCAGTTCCATTTCAGCATGATCAAATGGTAGTTCTTGGAACCACTTAGGTAAGCGAAGTTCATCTACTGGATATGCAATACTAGTATATCCTAATGGATTTGCTTTGACCTTGCAAACAATAACCTTCATACCGTCCACGATGCCCATGCTATATTTGTCACCATTCATTCTTTTGAGCGTATTCCAATTAATACTTGCTCTAACGTGACCAGGCATACTTGCTTTGCCAGCCTTCTTCTCTTTATCTTGATATTCTGCAATGTTGTTGGCACGCTTTGGGCTACCTTTTTCCCAACCTGGGCGAGCTTTAAATTCTGTTCTAAATTCATTTATCATCTCCAATATTTCTTTTTCTTCAGAACCATTAAGCACTTTAGTTAGAACTTCCTCTAGAAACTTTTGCATAAATTCTGGAGTATCACTACGCTTCAAATCTAAGCCCATGGCTTTGATCTTGCCTTCCTTGTCTGCGCTGTCATACCTCTTTCCGTCCTTGTCATAATACAATACAGCATATCGCTTCTTAGTAATAAACAGGCCTTTAACAGCAACAATTTCGCGTCCTGCTTTAATAACACTTCCACGACTCTTAGGACAGTGGAATGCATCAAGCATAAATTGTGGAAACGTGGCATTTACATTATCTGAGATAGTATCATATAACTGTATAACAACATCTTTATCCCACGGAATTAGTTTCTTTTGGATATCAATTTTCAAAGTGTTATACGCTGAAAAATAACAAGAGTCAGTATCACCGTAGATGATTGATTTACCAACGTGATCAAATTCACCAGTAATAATTTCATTAACTTTGCCTGCCATATGACGAGCAATAGCACGACCAGTTAGTGTAGTACTCTGTCCGATGCGTTTGTCAAAGAATCTGCAACCCGGATTCAAAATAGCACCATACAAACTATTCAGGTTAATTTTCTTAACCAATTGTCGCTTGTCCCAGTATTCTTCTTCAACTTTATTCCCGGCATCGATTGATGCTTTGAGTTTCTTTTGCATATCCTTACGTTCAGCATACCAACGTGCAAGTAATCCCGGAATAATACCTTCTTTTTCATAGGTGAAGATTGTACCATTGGCACTAAGCATCCATGATCGATTACTTTCATAAATTAAGTGATACACTTCGGCAGCACTCAGGATATCTTGCTCGCCATTTTCCCAATCGATAGTAATTTCGTAGGCTTTGTCTTTGCGCATCACTGCTTCATATTCTAAACTACCAAACATACCTTCCCAAGAAGCAGCAAATGACTTCTTGTGTAAATGCATTTGTTCTTGAATAAATTGATCAGTATTGGTTTGACGAAGTTGTCCTACAATAGTTTCTGGCCCCATGTTCAATGCTCGAATAGCACTGGGATACAATGAGTTAATGTCCATTGATCCAATCCAATCATGAAGACCTTTTTTTGGATACGCCACATAAGCACCGGCAGCTTGATTGCTTTCACTTTCGTCACGATGCGGTCTACTTGGAACAATAAGTCCGCGATGATGAGCTTCATTAACAATTGCCTGTTCAGTTACAGCAACAGCACCCATTGTGGTCTGTAGTAATACTGTACATTCGTGTGCCAGTGTATTGGCAAGATCAATAAACTTTAGTTTCTTATCTAATTTGTCTAATAGGGCAGTATCTTGTCTATTGTATTCAATAAAGGTGCGAAAATCATTATTATAAAGTTGATCCAATGTACCTTCGTATACTGTTTTGCTTTCCCCTACTTCCATCTCTCCGATTGCATCCAACCGGTATGTGTGTCTTTCTTCATAGGTATATTTGCGGTACAACTCGAGACTGTCCAAATGAACACGACCAACCAAATCGTAAGTAACAGCGTCTTTTCCATATTTCTCATACTCCCGTTTCTTTGGAAATTGATCCCATAGACAAAATCTACGAGTGTCTTCTTTACTTAGCACCTTAACAACACGATTAACTGTGTAAGGAATATCAAATCCTTCGCTATTCCATCCGCTCAACAAATCAGCATCTTGAATAATGTTTAAAAATGCATCTAGCATTTCTGCTTCAGTTTCAAACAAATATGTATTTGGAAAATCTTTAACTAATTCTGTAGCTTCTGCCATTGTTAAAGTTTTCGGTGGTACAGCAAAGCATACTAATGTGTCTAACCATTGTAAGTGTACTGATATTGCCGTGATTGGCATAAATGCATTTTCAGGTGTACTATAACCTCGCTCCGGGTCAAAGTCTACCTCAATGTCGAAGAATGCCACATTGAGTTTAGGTGCATCTATATTGAGATAATTATCTTCCAAGCATCTAAATACTGGTTTAATATCGCTTTCGTAAAGTCTGCGATCACCGTGGATTCTAATTTCTTTTTGGAAGTCCTTGTTATTTCTACAAGTTACTTTACTAAGATTCTCACCGTGGATTGATTTGTACTTGCCCTTTTGGTCTGGGTAGTAAAAGATATATTTGGCAGGAAACTCTTGGTAGATTCTGCCTTTTTGTGGGTCGCGTTCGACAACTTTGATGATGTCTTTTTCTTTGTCCCATATGGCGTCGACATATGACATATTTTTCTCCTTGATGTGATTTGTGGCTCACAAATACCTACTTGATTGATTATGGCCAATCCTACCTTTCTCTTAATTACTTATCATCCTAATGAGGCCAACGCTATCAATTGTTACTAATAGTGCGTAGTTTGCTATCATGCCGAATGACTTACGAGTCCAAGCAGCCCAGCCGTACATAGCACAACCGCAAATCCAAATAGGATAAAGAATGATAAGAGGCGGATTTGGTACAGTGAGCGCCATAGTGATCGAACACGCGATTGATAACGCCCAAGCTGTAATTTCAACGACAAAACGAACAGGGTATGTTGTATAGTCATCTTTAATCCATTTAAAAATATTGATTATTATTTCATTCATCTGTACGACGATGTGAATGTCCGCTGATATCCACAATAGTTTCTAAATCATCAAATTCTCGATATACGCTATCCCATTGATCTTTTTGTGCAATGCGAATTGCTTTTTTGATCACGCTGGGTTTAACTTCGAGTTCTTCTGCTACCGCTTTGATTGTGTCGTTCAACCCTTCTGTAAGATCTGCAATTTCTTGCATAACAGTCATACCTTCTGCAACGATCTGTTTAATTTTGGCCTGTTCGGGCGCTCCAAATGCTTTACTCATAGAAAATCTCCTCGTTAGTAATTATAAACTAATCAAGGAGACAAGTCAAACAAATTTATAATTAAATTATACCCCAAGGTAACTCTGCTGCCGTCGATTGGGGTTTTGCCATTTTAGACAATTGATGATCTAAATATTGATAATATTGAGTTTCTTGATTACCTAATTTTAATTTAGTCCATTCTAAAACTTTTTCTTCGGTTAACTCTCTATAGGCAATAAATTCTTCAACTAATGGATTTTCTAACTCTACGGTGCCTTCTACTGTAGTTGAGTTAACATTATCAGTTGCGGTTAGCAACCAGCGTACAACCGCTACTACATTTTCTAATCCGTTAATTGACGGGATAGTTTCTAAATTTAATATTTTCCATGTATACGTATTTGACATATTATTTTTCCTTTATGTTTATAGTCTTGCATCAATGATATTCCAGTTGATGATCTTCCATTGATTATTTAAATACCCTTTTTTATCAGCTTGGTAATCTAGGGACCAGGCATGTTCCCACCAATCCACTATTAGTACAATATCATTCTTAATCTGATGATTGACAATGGTTTTGATCTCACCGTTCTTGGCCAGGTATACCCATCCGCTGCCCTGTATACCCATGGCAGTTTTTTCAAATTTTTCTTGAAACTTATCAAAACTTTTAAAATGTTTGTTGATAAACTCTAGAGATTTTCCAGCAGGCGCATTTGAACCCTTTGGTGGTTGTAGTTGTGGAAACCAAACGCTGTGTAAGAATGCCCCGGCTTCGTTGAAATCAGGATCACCTTCTCCTGAATTAAATCTATCCACATAGCCTTTGTACAGTTGACCATAATGATAATCTATAGCTTTTTTACTCAGGCTACGACCAAGTCCGTCGCGAGCATAAGGCAAAGCTACCTGTTCTAATTTTTTAATCTCTCTACCTTCTTGTAGTTGTTTTATAAAGTTATACATAGATATATTTATTCGGTAAATATTATGTCAAGTGGTTAACAAGGCATCCGAGGACCCCTAACCATGAACTTTCCTTGTTTTTGCGTGGTACAGCCAATGTGGCTTAAAGGTAAATCGGCGCTTGACTATTTGTTCTTTTTGGCTCTGCCAGCTTTCATATTAGCTAGCCAGTGTGCCATACGCTGTTTCTCGCCTGAGCTGTGTTTGGCAGTATTACGCAAACTGCTAACACTGGCTTTGGTATTAACACCACTACGTTTGGCAAGACCTTTTCGGCCTGGATGTTTACCATCGGCAAAGTTTTCAAGTAATTCGTTGATACGCATCTAGCAATTCCATTTTCTCAGAGCTAATGCTTTACGGGTTGGATCACCATTGGGTTTCTTCATAGGACCTTCGACCCCGCCCATACGAGCACAAAAACTCTTGCGGCGGTTAGCAGCCTTACTGCCTTTTTTCAATTTACTAGGTTTTGTGGTTACTGCTTTTTGTAAATGACTGCCCGGATGCTCTCTACGATAACTAGCAATACCCTTATCGTTCAATCCTCCAGTTTTACTTTTACCTGCTTTACGATGCCAAGCAGCGGATTCATCTAACTCATCTTTCAAGAATGTATCAGCAAACTTTTTACATAATTTTTTGATATCATTATTATTGGTTTCTTCTAGAGTATATTCGGCGTGTTCTTCATGCTGACTTGGATCAATGTAGCCGCAATATACTTTTCTTACATTACTATTGTTAACTAAATCAGTGCAACTTTCGCCGTATCGTTCATCGGCCATCTCTGTATCATCTTCATTACATGGACTTAAAGTAGTAATAATAATGCTACCTTCTGGTATATCACCGTAGTGTTTAACATACCTGTCTATTGCAACTCTCTCAGCGTGGCGTCTGGTTCCATCTTTAGCCGCCTCGTTTACTCCGAAGACTTTTCGATTTTTGGGGTCTAAGACACAGGCCGCAACCATCCCATATTTCATAGGATCATTTTGTTTTCCTTGTATTACACGGTGACAGAGTTCTAGAAGGATGCGATCTAATTTGGGGCGATCATGTATTTCATAATCGTTATTTTCAAATTCTTTTAGTCTCATTGTTTCTTCACCTTAGGCTGTCTTGCTTTATACAAGGCCGCTGTGGCCATTACTTTTTTTTTTCTGGGCTCTTATTTTTAAATTGATGATACTTGCTTGGATCAGCATTTTGGAAATTATCTACCCAAACATCCAAGTCCATAGTAGGTTCTAATTGTCTCTCTAACATATTTTGTAGTGATTCCATATAAGCATCACCTTCTGGCAGTGGAAGTGGTCCTTTTTTACCATTCATTCGAAATTTAGCAGCGATGTTATTTTTTCTAAAATCACTATCCTGCTTAAACATCTTACCACCTTTGGTAGTTCTATCCACCGGATCTTTTCGACTTAATCTATCATACGCTTGAGAGTGACCTTGACGGGGGTAATGCATCTTGTCAGTGCCTGCTTCCACCTTGCTGGCAATGTTGTCACCAAACTCTTGTCTTATCTGACCAATGATTTCGTCGGGGTCACCATATTCATCATTAAGACCGTAGTATGCTTCCGGATCAGATGCAGTTCTATATTGATCAATTAAGTCATCTAATCTTGCTCGCTGGTCAGGATCCATGCCTTCTGCCACACCTTCGTTTATTCCCTTCCATCCTTCTCCGGGCCAATAGATACCTGCACTCTTTCCATTAGCAGCCGAAATAGCAACAAACTGCTTGGGATTTCTTTTTGCCAGTCCTTGTGCCAATTCTCTAGCATCGGACAAATTTTCTAATGTATCTATGGTTTTCCATTCAGCATTGGCATATCCGTTCTGACCAGGAATACCTGGATTGGTGATTACTTTAAATGGGCCTGCTACTGGCGCCTTGGGTAAAGGTTCCCCGTCTGTTAACACAAACGCCCAGGATTTAATAGCGGGGTCATGGAATACTTCCGGCAGGAAATCTTGAACTTCATCTAAATCTTCCTGCATAAATTTACCTTGATTGTCTTCGTCCCCTTCGTCAGTAATTAGCAGCCCTTGTTTTTTTGCTTGATTTGCTAGCCAGTTAACAACTCCATCTTCACCTTTAATGGACAATTTAGTCTTCTGTGTAGGTGTAAGTTTGTTTAAGGTTTTCATACCAAAGTTTAACGCAGCCTTATAACCCATAGTATCTAAACCAGCAACTGGAGCACCTTTCATAAAGTCAGGCATGGGAGATTTGGCTGTTGGAGTATCAGTCTTTTGACCTAGTGTTTTATTCATAAATCCAACAAAGTTAGAGTCCAATGCCTCCGCCACACCTTGCTCTGACACTACCAAGACCTTATCAATATGTCGTTTGGCAGCCGCCAGCGTGGTAAATTTTTTAGCACTGGAACTGATACCCCATTGACTTGGTCCTTCCTGTGTTATACCATAGCCCTTGTATGTTCCTTTTTTACCCACAAAAGTATCAGGATTATATTCACCTTCCGCCACACCTTCATTAGGTACACAGTTTCTTACCTGGCCGCCATTCTTGCCTTTCTTGGTACCTGCCGCATGATGGCCTGGCCAGCATTTGGTAAAACCGTTACTGTCTTTAGCACCTTTCTTAATCTCATTGAGGTTGCCGTGTGTTTGGCACATACCGCAATCTGGGCATACTGCTTCCATTGTCATCATACTTTCTTCGTGCTTCTTCTTACCAGCACAGTGAGCCTTTTGACTAAAGCCTTTTGGATGACTACAGTTGATACTGCTCTTATATTTTTGGCTCCACTCTTCCGCCACACCTTCCTTATACAATGCTAGTCGCTTCCGCTCGTGGGCAATACTTTGTTGTATAGCAGCCTTGTCAGCATTGGGTTGTTTGAGTTGTGATTGTAGTCGTTCAATAGCGGCTTTAATAGCAGCCACATCCTTTTGATCACGCTTGCTCAAGCCTTCCGTCGCCCCTTCGTTATAGTGATCGTGCCGGTCGCGAATATTATCTAGTTTCTCATCACTAGCACCTTCACGGCCTGCTTTGGCCAAAGCCATCATGCCTTTCTTGCCATACTTCTCGTAGCCCTTGGCAGCACGGCTCATACGACGTTCACTTTCTGATACACCTTGATCTTCGCCGTTGGTATCGTAGTCCAGGCTTTGTAGAACAGCATTTAGATAATCTGCGGCTTTGGTAATTTTACTTTGTTGCCAGGCCTCTAATCCCTGTTGTTGTCCCTGTTGATGAATCAATGCCAATAATTCTTTTGCATGTTTGGCAATGCCATACAGTTCACTACCTGCCATGCTAACTTCTTGTTCTGTATCATCTTCTTCTGCAACACCGCGCCCGTGATTGCCGCCGGAGTATGTATCATAACTGCCTTGTCCCCAACCACCAGTTGCTGTAGAATGATCTTCCATGAACGGTTTTTTATGTTTAACGGTTCCTTGCTTTTGTTCTTTCTTTTTATCTTTATGCGCACCGGCTCCACTTGATTTGGCGTTTTTAGCAACAAAGTTTCTTGGAGTAGTCGATGGAACTTTGTTACCTGCTTCTTGTGCAATTAAGTTATCGCCTTTTCTACGTTGCATTCCGCCAATTGGACTGCTAGAGCTAGCAATGCTTCCAGAACTTGTTCCGCCCGAACTTGCACTTTCTAAAGTATAGACCGTTTGATTTTTATTTGAAGTTGTTTTTTTAAATTCGTTATTAGTCATGATTTTTCTCTCTACCTTTCCAACTGGGAGTGGGGCTTACTCTGTGGGTGTCATCGGGCTCGGTGCTCTTACTCCATGGCGTAACTTTTTTACTGTCTGTAGGAATTGTTGCTTCTGCTGATCTAAACATGTTGTATTCTTCTTCGGTATACGGATGCTGTGTGTTATATTTTTCTACCCAACTAGCATGATCCATATCAACTGGTTTTTTACTTTTGCCGTCTGCCATTGCAGTAGCCATCCATAATCGATTCATATGATAGACACGGTCGTATCCGCCTACATCACGACTTTTTTGTACGCCCTGTTGCACACTTGAATGGTGGTTGTGCATCTTACCTTCTGCTTCTACAATGAATTCGTTTGCTCTCATTATACTGACCCTTTTAAACTTGCACGTAGAAACCATGCATGTTTTTTATGATTGTCCATACGCTCTGCTAAGAAGTTTGAAAGCCCGTGTTCTCCAGCAGCTTCAGCAGCATCATAGTTTTTCTTAAGAACAATTTGTATACGTTCACTGTCTTGCAGTAATTCTTGTACCATTTCATCTTTTGACGGCACACGATCTTCATCTTGTATCTTGGTCAACATGCTGAGATTGTGATAACTTGTGGGAATATAGCCTCCTAGTTTACGAATATTTTCTGCGTAAGGATCAATTGCACCGTATACCTCTGTATAAATCTCTTCAAAAAGTTTATGATATTCGTAGAAGTCTGATCCTTCCACGTTCCAATGAAAAGAATGAACCTTCACGTAAAAACTAAAAGTTGTACCGAACCCAATGCGTGTGAGTTGAATTAATTTATCCATGATATGTTATTTATTACGGCCAAACCAAAGTTGGAACCATTCATCAGTACCTGGTTTAATACCCTGCTCGCGTTGAATTTGTCCTTTATTACTGCCCACAACCGGTTGTCTTAGGGTAGCTCGATATGCTGCTAATCTTTCTTGCCCACCAAGCCCGCCCATAATGGCAGTAGCCATTAATTCATGGATGGGATCTTCTGGAGCAAGATAACAGTCATCCTCGCTCTTTTGAGGAACATCATTATTTCTTATTATGTATTGCTTCATTTACTATAATCTTATTGATAAGATTGTCCATAATATTTTCAATATTTTCACTTACTGGCACACAGTTTGTTTTATTGCGTAAACTTTCTTCCATGCCACCGACTAGATCTCCGGCTTTTGCAGGTTTATTCTTTTTAGCGCCAGTGTTCTTCCATTGACCGGCAGGTCCAAGTTTGTTCTTTTTGCTACCAGTGAAATTACTTGCTGGCATCATTTTTTCAGCAAGACTAAACGCTTTTAAGTTTTTCTCAACTTGACCAGGACGTACATCTACAGTTAGACTTGTTGAGTAGCGCGGATCTTTAGCTTGTTTTTTACTAGCAATAACTCCCACGCCGCCTTCCTCGTTTGTCTTCTCATCTTTCTTTGGCTCAGGCTTAGGAATGCTGCTTGGTGTACGACGCAGGCTTGCGTCACTCTTGGCACGTTGACGATCAGCAGCACGTTGCATTCTAACGGCAGCACTTGTTCTTTCCTCCGCCACACCTTGCTGTAATTCTTCTGGCACATTAAATAACCAAACTTTAGCTTGGCCGTCTTTTGCCATTTGAGCAGTTAATCGTGTATTACCGCCTATTAGTTCTAAATGGCCGTCGCTGTATCTAGCAACAATGGGCATTTCCACGTTGCCAGTGGCAAGTTGTGCCAACGCTCGCTTTTGTTTTTCGGTGTCTAGTAGTTTAAAACTTCTAGGATCGGCGGCATCGGTAT